ATAATATTCCTTATTTTATATTTTTTACGGCATTTCCGCCGAGTCTGATTTGTATTATACCATTATAATAGTCATCAGTTAGTAAAACTTCTCGATCAAATTGCTCTTTAGCTTCTAAATATGCACATTCGCCTTTAGTTTTACAAAGATGAAGTATTTCTCTATGAAACATATCTTCACCTTGTTTTTGAACATCTTCGTTCAAATGTTTATTCGAACCATAATAGGTTCTCCAATCACTTTCGACTAAAAGCCTTTTACGCCTTTTTCTCGTCTTTGTGATTGGTAATGTTTTCTTGCTCCAAAAGAATTTTTTCCCTATATACTTCTTTCCCGTTGCTCGATTCGTTATCATGTATACAAACCCATAAACGTCTTTGGGATTGAACTCTTCTGGAGGTTGCCATTCTATGCCTTGATAATGCCACGTCATATACCTATTTATTCATCAAAATTTAGCTCTTCTGCAGGTTCTACTGCTGATCCGCAATGCGGACAGAAAATAATTTCTGGCCTCTCTTCTTCAAAATATATTTTTGTTTCAGTAAAACAAAATTCACAACTATGCGTATACCAATGATTTGGTTGCATGGAATCTCCCTATCCTATTTGTTCTTTTAATTCGTTATAACCACCAATCTTTTCGCCTTTATAAATGATCTGTGGAAATGTTCTTGCAGTTGGAAATTTTTCAATCATTTCTTCTCTAGTAAAATCTTTACCCAATTGAAAATATTCAAACTCTTCTTGTTTCTGCGTACATAATACTTTAGCCATATCACAAAATGGACACTGTTCTTTTCCATATATTTCTATCATTTCAATATTTCTCCTATAATATACATTGTTCCAAGCATAAATCCGAGTAAGGCTACCTGTAAAATAGATAAACCAATAATAATTTTACCAGTTATGCTGGCCCAAAAAGTTAATTCTCCATCCATCCACTCTTTCTGTTCTTCAGGAGTGCAATCTCTGGGTTTTGCAAAATTGAATTGTAATTGTTGTGGCATTATAAACTCAATCCTGCAAGTTTATTTTCATCCATATCTTGTTTTACCCCACCAACAACATATGAACTAATTTCTGTTTCTTGCGGTGCAACTTGTACATTTCCACCGCCAATCCATTTTTCCGTCCAAGGAAGTGGATTCATTTTTGATACTGTATAAGGACATGGTAAGCTTAATGCTCTCATTCTTTTACAACCAATCCATTCGATATAGTTACTTAAAATAGTTTCGTTTAAACCAATCATAGAACCATCTTTGAACAAATATTTTGCCCATTCTTTTTCTTGTTCAATAACTCGAGTGAATAGCTTTACAACTTCATCTTCTTTTTCTTTTGCGATTTTGACGAAGTCTTTATCTTCAGCCAACATCTTTTTGATCATTGTAGTAGTTGCAGCGAGGTGGGTATTTTCATCACGTGCAATAAACTTAATAATTTTAGCATTACCTTCCATCTTCTTAAGTTCTGCAAATGCCCATGAACATGCGAAAGACACATAGAATCTAATACCTTCTAAAGCATTGGCACTCATCATGCACATCCATAAAGATCTTTTATGATCCATCTTGTTAGTCGCTGAATTGTTGTCTTTAATTAAATCATCATAGTATTGAGCAATGTCATTACCGCATTCTAAAATTTCTTTTACGTCAAGCATAGTATCAAATACAGCAGAGGGATCAGGATAAACATTCCTAATAATATGAGTATAAGATCGAGAGTGTATAGTTTCGAAGAATGACCAAGTTTCAATCCAGTTTTCAACTTCGGGTAACGAAGCAATAGGAAGGAATGCAAGGTTCGGGGCCCGACCTTGAACAGAGTCCAATAATATTTGACGTTTGAGGTTAGATGTGAAGATGTGTTTTTCATGTTCGGTTAATCCATCGAAATCTTTTTTATCTTTTGAAATATCTACCTCTTCGGGTCTCCAAAAGAAACCAAGTTGTTTCTCTGTTATTTTTTCGATTTGTGGATATTTTACTAGGTCGAATCTTTGGATATCTACTGATTCATCTAAAAACATATTTTTATGCAGGTGCGATTTTTTACTCTTTTTAAGTATTGACATTTAATTCCTCTTTTGTTAATTATATTTTACAACTATCGCAATCTTCGTCGTCTTGGATAGTATTGTCGCCATCATAGGAATGATGAGTTTCATTATCAGTCATTTCCCCAGCTCCATCATAAGTGTTAAAGTAATAAAGCTGTTTTAGACCATATTTGTATGCTGTCACTAGATCAGTAATCATAGTTGACATTGGAATCTTATTATCTTCATAAAACTCAGGATTATATGAAGTGTTTACACTAATTCCTTGATCAACGTATTTTTGTAGAATTGCACAAATTTTTAAATAACCATCTGGTGATTCTTGTTCCCAGAGTAAGTCATATTTATTTTTAAGATGGTGATACCCTGGAACAACCTGAGCCATGACTCCATCTTTACTTTGTTTGTACGATACCAATGCTCTTGGTGGTTCAATACCATTCGTACTATTACTAATCTGTGCGCTTGTTTCAGCAGGCATCAATGCCATTAGAGTCGAGTTTCTTGTTCCCGTTTCTAGGACTTTTTTACGTAGGTCTTCCCACGGTAACCTAACTTTATGCTCTATCAAATTATCTATCGCACTCTTATATGTATCATTAGGAAACTCTCCACGAGCATATTTTGTATGTTTTTTCAAAGGAATTTCACCTTTTTCTTTAGCTAATTCTGCAGATGCTTTGATTAGATAATATGACCAAGCTTCAGCATATTCATCTACAACTTCAAATGCTGATTCATCATATTTTAATCCTCTTTTAGCAAGGAAATATGCCAAGTTAATGATACCAACTCCCAATGGTCTTCGATTCTTAGTACCGCTTTCGGCCGCGGCAATTGGGTAGTGCTGATAATCAAGTAACTCATCAAGAGCACGAACAGTAAGATCACAATATTTTTCAAACTCATTCGTTTCATTAATTAAACCCCAATTGATTGCTGATAATGTACATAGACTAATTTCTCCTGTGTGATCATCGTATGCGTTTAATGGTTCAGTTGGTAAATCTATTTCACAGCATAGATTACTCATTCTGATTGGTGCTAATTTAGGATCAAACGAACCATGATCATTAGCGTGATCAACATTCATTATATAAATTCTACCTGTATCTTTTCTTTCTTGTAATAAAGTAGAAAATACTTCCATTGCAGGTAGAGTCTTCTTACGAATAGAATATGCTCTTTCGTATTTTTCATATAATTCTTGGAACTTTTCTTGATCATCGAAGAACGATTCATATAAACCTGGTACATCATTCGGATCAAAAAATGTAATATTGCCACCAGTAATTAATCTTTCATACATCAATTTATTTAATTGAAATGCATAATCCATGTGTCTTACACGATTTTCTTCTGTACCTTTATTATTTTTAAGTACGATTAAATCTTCAAACTCATAATGCCATAATGGTAGATAAACAGTTGCTGCACCACCTCTTACTCCACCCTGTGAACATGATTTTACTGCTGATTGAAAATATTTTAAGAATGGAATTAATCCTGTATGTACTACAGAACCATCACCAACTTTTGCTCCTTCGGCTCTGATAGAACCTGCACCAATACCAATACCTGCTTTTTTACTTATATACTTGACAATAGAAGTAGCAGTAGCATTAATACTATCAAGACTATCTCCAGATTCAATAAGTACACAAGAAGAAAATTGACGGGTTGGGGTACGAACGCCTGCCATAATCGGCGTAGGTAACGAAATATAGAATTGAGATATCGCATCATAGTAGTCCTTAACGTATTTCATACGTGTTTCTTTTGGATAATTAATGAATAGCGTTGCTGCTACCATCATGTATAACATTTGAGGTGTTTCGTAATGTTCTTTTGTTCTTCGATCTTGTACTAAATACTTACCTCTAAATTGTTCCATACCCGCATAGGTAAATGTATCATCTCTATCATGTTTGATATAAGCGTCTAATTCGTCGATTTCTTCTGGTAAATAGTTTTCCATGATGCCACCATCGTAAACACCTCTACTCACATTTTCGATGATAAGTTGTCTAAGTGGCCATGGTGTATAATCACCATAAACTTCTTTTCTTAATTTGTAAGAGATAAGTCTAGCTGCAACAAATTGATAATTTGGAGTATGCTCTGAAATGAGCTCTGCAGCTGACTTAATAAGTAACTCGTGTATGTCATACGCAGGAATCTTGTCGTATAACTGTATATTTGCTTTTAATTCTATTTCTGAAATGGAAACACCAGTTATATCTTCGCATGCCCACTCGAGAACTTTATGTACTTTCTCGAGATCAAAAACTTGTGTGGTCCCATCACGTTTAGTGACGTTTAAATTCATAATACTTTGCCCGTTGTTCATCATTTAATATTATATATTATACCACAATCAATTAGAAATGTAAATGTTTATTTTTTCTTTTTTTCTAATTTTTCAATTCTTTCAATAAGTTTAGGATATGCTTCAAATTCATGAAGCTCTTTGCACGGATGAGAGTTCTTTTCTAACTCATCTAATCGTTGTGCCGCGAGAGGATACTGCTTTCTAAATTTGGCATCTTTTTTCATAAGTTCTAATTCATACTTTTCAGCAAAGTATTCCATAAACCTATCTACTTGTTTTTGAAACCAAATTCCTAAAGTAGTTCCTTGAAACCATTGGTAGAATGAACTACCAATGATTGAGGATAGTATTGATTTTAGTGTTAGTACCATTAACCAATGCATTTTTATTTTTCCTTTTTAGCTAATTTGCCAATTGCTTTAACGTAGTTTGGCATACCATGATCTACTATACCATCAAAGAATTTAAATCTCTTCCATGAGCTTAAAACTCCATAAAATAAATCTGACCATGTCGGTTTAAGTTGTTTTTCACCATTTCTATCAAAATAGATCATAGTTCCATGATGTCTAAATCCTAACCATGCAGGAGGAATTCTACATACGATATCATTGTTGTTCATGAATCTGTAATGTGGGCATTTAACATGCTTAATAAATCTTGGTCCACCTACTCTTGGAGATCCAAAAGTAAATAATTCATGAGGTTGATATCTTGTTGCAGCAATTGTTGCCATTGCAGCACCTAATGAGTGTCCAGTCATATAAACATCTTTACGCACTTTTAACTGATCATTATGTTCAATTTCAGCTAATACATCCATCCATAAATCGTTTACTTCCTTTTGGAATCCACCATGTACTTTACCACCAGCTACAGCAGCTTGTTTAATTACGTTTAAATCAGCCATGACATCATTTAATTTTGAAGGTTCTGTACCTCTAAAGGCAAACCATAAATCATTTCTGTCTTTGGCTACTAATACTTCGGCACCATCTTTACTAATTAATTTAGCCCATGGGAAACCGAGTTTCTTTGCTGCGTTAATCGCAGGCTTTTCATTCATATAAGCAATTGCAGAAAGTTTTGCTGCAATTACTGCTCTATCCCACTTCCCAATCTGCTCTTTCATTCTAGTTGTCGCCATTATCATTCTCCACTTTAATCTCAACTGCTCCAGCTTCTTCATCATTTATTGTCACATTCCTATAATAGACTATCACCTCACCGAGTTGATTAATATAACGTTTAATTTCTTGAGTATTATAAGACATCATCTCATAATCCTCAACACTCATGGCGACAAAAACGACATCGCCTCCATGTTTCTTTTTAATATCATCGAGGAATTTATCTAAATATGTATATCCCTCTGGATATAAGTCTTCTCTACCTAATTTACAATTAGGCTTCTTTGTTTCTGGGTCTTTTAAACAAGACTCTATAATTTTTGCATCTGATACAACATACCACTTTGGTTCTTTTAAATCAATCGGCCTTGGTAATGTTGGTTGTGTAATTTCTATCTTTACTGGCTTTGTAATTATCTCAACTTCTCTAGGAGCTTGTTGTAATAATGAACAACCACTAATCGTTAAGACTAGAAATGCGATTGCTATCTGCTTCAATTGCATCGAATACCTCCTTGGTTGCATTATTAACTCTTGTTTCCATCAAACCAGGTTTGGCACTAGCCAACTTAGCAATATTATGTCTTCTAAATATATCTAAATATTCAGACATTTCTGCTTCGTATTGTTGATTTTGGATTTGTAATCCTTTTAAGGATTCAGTGGTCACAGCTAAATTATTTTGAATAGATTCTATTGCTGCTCTTTGTTCTTGATCTCTTAGGTCTTGAGCTATAATAACTTTTGCTTGTTCTTCCAACTTATTTTTCATTGGAACAACTGAAAATTGGTAGTATAAGAATCCACTTACACCCATTGCCATAATAACACTCATCAAAATTTTTGTCATACTATAACCTATCTACGTCTATACCTAATACCTTTTTAATTGCTGCCTTAAGTTTTTTCTCGTTAGTTCCCCATTTTTTACTGTATCTGTTAAATTTAATTGTTGGGCCTCTAACACTAACATCTCCGCCATATATATCGTAACCAGCTTTTTTGAAAGCTTGTTCTACATCATATCCATAAGCTCTATTTTTTAGTTCTAATTCATATGTTCTGTAATATCTAAAATCATATTTACTTAAAGCTTCTAAATGCATTTTAGCATCTGCTTCGGTAACTCCCATTGATTTTAGTAATGCATTAATCTTTTTATTAATAGCATGAATTGCAGCTGAGGAAGGCTTATTCTTCTTTTTAATTAGGTTAGATTTAATAGCCAATAAATCAGCATATCTTTGCCACTCTTCAGCACCTTTCATTTCATTTTGATTTCTTAGATTTTTATATAGCTTATTACCAATAGATTTGGAAGTTGCACTAGGTCTTTTTTTGCCTCTTTGATCTTTTTTTCTATCTGCATCAATTTCAGCTTGGGTTGGCTTTCTATATTTTTCAAGTACACTTTTTAGCTTTGATTTATTTTTATTTATTAATTTTCTTAAATCATTACTAAACATAGGACTAGGTGTTGAATTAGTAGTATTCTTTTTATCTGTCTCTTTTTTATTTACATAAGCATCATGCTTTTTCATAAGCTTATCAAGACCTAATTTTATAAGCTCGTTATACATTGGATTAGAAAGCACTAATCTAGATTCTTTTAAAGATTCATTTACTTCTTCAGTTTTTGCTTTAGCAGCTTCAGCACGTGCATTTCTTCTTGCTAAAATTCTTTCAACAAACTTTTTACCTTCACGAGTTCTACCATCGTAAATTCTTTTCTTTTTCTTTTGAGCATTCTTACCCATAGCATCGGATGGTAGTGATACACCACCACCAGCTACTGAGTTAGCTGCTGCATCTTCCCACATGTCTTTAAAATTTTTCATTTCTTTATATCCGCGCTTGTAACTAAAAGTTTCTGATTTGTATTTACATGTTCTACTTGGTAAACATTTAAACCAAAAATAGAACCATAAGGTTCTGCAAAATCATTTACTTTTACTTTATTATTTATAAATCCGATTATTTCACCTGTATCGATAGAAGCAATTTCATTCGTTAAAAAATAAGTACCAGGAGTTAACTTATGATTTACGTTGCTTTCTGATAAATCGATTGATTCCATATCACCGAAAATTTCATCTAAAACTTCACGAATAGATTCTTCATCCATTCCAGTTTTTTCTTTGATTAAAAATAAAGCTGAAGCATAGGTAGCTAGTTTATTAACTAAACCACCACCAGGAACTTTGTTAAGTAATCTTTTAATATTAAATACTAATCTATGGAAAACAGTATAAGCAGATTTTTCTTCACCTGTAACTCTTTTCTTGAGAACTTTACCTTTATCATCGATAAGACCCAATTCATACGCAGGCAATTTATTCCAAGGTGTTACTAACAACTTGAGAAATCTAAATGCGTAGAATAAATCTCCTGTTCTTGATAAAATTCCCATTAAATTTTCCTTAATCTTTCTATTACGTTTTTATCTAAAGGTATTTCTACCTTATAATCTTCTGGCAAATAATGTAAAAATACAAGAAATGTTTTTAAAGTCGAAAAATGTTCTTCTTCAACTTTAAACCACATCATACGATTTGCTGCTTTAATACCAAATACATTATAGATTATTATAATATGATTTAATATTAATCTTTCTTGCAAATCGCCAGTCATTTCATAGCGTCTAAGCAATCTTTTCAGATACTTAAATCTTCTTAAATCATCTTTAAACTCTTCAATATCAGTGCACTCTGGATTATTATAGTGCTGTGATGCAAAAAGCTCAAAATTCTTGTTTGTCAATTTTTCAAATATTTTCATCATATATTATCTATACTAGATAATTTACATTAAATGTCGCCAGCTTTTTTTGCCTTTAATAATTCTTTCCAAGTTTTACCTTCGAATCCTAAATACAATTGAGCGTATTTAACAATATCTTGCTCTCTTCCTGTAAGAATAGCAGCATCTGGTCCAGCTCTGCCATCACCTTTACCTCTCATCAACTTAGCTTTTAATCTAAGTTTCTTAGCTTGTCTTTCAACAGGATAATCTTCAAGATCAGTCATAATCTCGAGAGATGCTTCTGATAATGTTAAATTATTTTCTCTTACTTTAAAAAAATCCATTAGTCTGTCTCGTTATCTGCTGCGTAGTTTTTATCTACGTAATCAAAGAATTCTTTTTTCTTAGCACCATCTAATTCAGCAGGTGATTTAACACCAAACTTTTTCAAAGCTGCTTGGAAAAATCTTTGATATTTTTCTTTATCGCTCTCACCTTTTACTGGCTTTTCCTCTTCTTTATCATCTTCTTTTTCTTCGTTTGCTGCCTTTAAAGCTGCTTTAACGTCAGGATGATCGGATAAACCTTTCTTAAGTTTTTCAATTTTCTTAACGGCAGGTGTCATAGCTCCGCCCATGCTTGAAGCAATTTTAACTGCTTTCTTAACAAGTGCATTTTCGTATGCCATGTTTCCTTCCATTAATTCTGGAAATAACTCTTCGATATCATCTGAATCCATATCATATTCTTTTGATTGCAAATATGCTAGAATATTTTTCTTTTCTCCAGAAACATCGAAACCATTTCTATGTTTTTTAAACTTAAGCTTGTATTTTTTAGCAGCTGCAGGAATACCTTCACCTGTGTGATCGATATCTACATTAGCCTTTCCTCTACCAGCTTTTAGCTTAGCTTCATCAAGAGTAATAGTCATTTCTTTAACAACTGTTCCGTCTTCTTTTTCGCCAGATTTTTTAGCTTTATGCTTACCTTTGAAATCTCTTTCGCCAGAATCCTGACCTAATTTTCCAGAAGGCTTATTAGGTTCTTCAACCTCGTCAACTTTTTCTGGCTTTGAATGACCATATCCCATTTTGGCATACTTATCGTGTTCAGCCTTATCTTTGACTTCCACTTCGTCTTTACCATCTTTAGAATACATCATGTGAGGATATTTTACTTCCTCTTTTTTGTAATTTTTCTTACCTTCAACAACGTCACTTACAGATGCAGCAACGCTTTTGGTAATACTATCGTTTAGCTTCATAGTTTTTCTCCTAGTTTATAAAAAGCATTCCTGTGATGCCAGTGGCCGATGCCGCAATGACTACCCAGAATATTTTGTTAATAATATTTACAGTGGCCGCATTACTGCGAACCAATTCTTCCAATCTATCAACTCTATTTATAAGAGTTAATATCTGTTCCCCTTGTTGTTTACCAAAATCAGTCAATGTAGAGATTTTTTCTTCAGCGCGTGCCAAAGCAATAATCGCTTCTGACATTTGGTCAATCTTTTGCTCGATCCTGTCAAGTCTTTGAGCCTGATCAGCTCTTTGTTGTTGTGCTGTCGCCATGTAATACCACCCTACATTTTAAAGGGGTTACCCCCTTAATTAATCTATGATACTCGGATTTTCTAATATTGAAAACCATACCTTTTTTTAATAACCAAGGTAAACAATTTTGAATTTGAAATTGCCAACCTTCACCTTCTAAGACTTCTATTTCTCGATCTTCCATATCGCGGTGCCATACAAACTCTGCATCTTCCCTTTCATGGTCGAATGTTCGTATGATACCATCTTCCCAATATGGCTTACCAAAAGTAATTTCCACCACCCTTAAGTCCTAATTCTTTTGCGTACTTTGGTAACCTACATGCCCAGTATCCTGGAGATAGTTTATCCGTTTTAGTATCGCAGTTATGACGAGATGCAAAATTCTTTGCTGCATCTCTATCATTGATTTTTGATGATAATCCGCCTTTTTCATCACCAAAAGTAATCTTTTTTACATTTCCTGTCGTAGGATTTTTTACATATACAACATATTTTTTACCAGGTCCTGAGTTTCTTTTTGGTTTGTTTAACTCAGGTTGAGCTTCTTCTATCATAGGTTGTTCTAATGGAACATGAACACCTTCGTATAGTCCAAACCTTTCTTCAATATGTTCTAAAAAGCTATGCATTATCTTTTAATTCCTAAAGCTTGTCTGACATATTGTACCTTTTGTTCCATATCTCGAATTTCAGGTTCAATACGCTTAACACTTCTACCTTTACTTTTTTTAATTAAATCTGCTAATTGAGATTCAAAAGAATCTAATTTTCTTTTTAAATCTTTCTTATCCATTCCTTTATAAGGATTTTTTAAAGCTTCTCTTAAGTTATAAAAATCAATCATGCTTTTACCTTTTTAAATGCTTGTAATTGTTTATCTAATTCTTTTCCTGCCTTTGTTAATTGATCTTTAGCAGCTTTAATTTTTGCTTTATTTAAAGCTCTCTCATCTGCAGAAATTTGGTTTAATCTGTCTTTTTCGTCTTTAATTCTTTGCTTAGCATCTAATATATCATCTTTAGCCATTCTTAATCGAGTCAATTTATCTGCTTTTTTCATCACCTTTTTTCTTTTACGATCAGCGATAGCTTGTTTTGCATATCTAACAGATAATGCTTTACCACCTTTTACAAGACCTTTAACTGCTAATTTACCCATAAAAATCCCAGCTTTAGTTGCCAATTCAACTGCTTTATATGCTTTATCAACTACTACTAATAATGCATCTTCTTCTAACATACTTAAATGCATATTAGCTTTATTTTCGTCCATTTCTAGAATTTCTTCTAGTGTTTTTGGCTCTGTGTATTCATTAAAACTTTTCATTTTTGGCTTTTTATCCATTTTTGTGCTTTCGCATTTTCAGGTGGCCTTTTCGCCCACGTTGCAATCTTTTTATATGCATCCATTGTTGCTCTGTCAATATCTGAACCTTCAGAATTATCAACTACTATCATTCTATTTCGAAATAAACCTTGAAATTTTCCGATATTCTTTTGAACATCTTTCCACATCTTTTCTACCTGATCATCAGGTAATTGACGCGGTCTAGATTTATTTCTTTTTAATGCCGTTTCTAAATCTGTGTTTACAAATATCATATGAACAGCATAACCTATATCTCTTAATCCATCAACTTGTTTTTTAATTTTACCGTAATCTTTACCAGTACCATCAATAACAACTCCTAATCTACCCTTAAGAGCAAATTCCATTTGTTTATTTGTTATATTTTTAGCTTTGGCCCTTACTTCTTGACCTTGTACTGAAAATATATCATCTGGATCCATTGTTAATCCAGCTTTTTTTAAACCTCTTTCAAAGGCATCATCAGAATTAATTAATCTAAATCCTAATGACTTTAAAGAAGTTTTACCCACCACAAATGATTTACCACTTCCTGGACCACCTGCTAAAAAAACTGCTTTAAATATTGAAGGATCATTTACTCCTTCCATCATATTTAAATATTCTGTAAACCTATTTTCCAAATTCATGTCCAGCTACTCTCTTCATCTGCTTAACATACTCTTTATAATCGGGTTTACTTTTGTAAAGTTTTATAGAGATTTCATCTCTTTCTTTACCTTTAATTCTCCAGTTATAACCTTTTTCTTTATGCTCAGGATCAGTAGTTTTTACGACTCTTCTTTTAAAGCCATCTTCCCACGTTTCGCCTTTATACTTTCCTTCGCCTTCGCTAACATCAGCTAAGCTATAAAAAGTTGCGAAAGAAACATAATTCCTACTTCCTATCATTTTAGTTTATAGCTAAATGCTTTTCCTTTTGCCTGCTTTTTCTTTGTTACTCTCATTTTAACATGACGAGCAATATTATTTACAAATTCCTCATCACCTCTTTGTAATGCATCAACCATACTGTCTTCAACTCTTCGAAGAATATCTTTTACAATAGCTCTATCTCCAGCTACTAAAGCTTCATCAGCGTATTGATGTTCATTAAATCCTTTCATTATAAACTTCCTGATCTCGGTGTCGGTTTAGATAAAATATCTCTTGCTTTTCTTGGATCTTTCTTTAACATATTCATAGCAGTTTTTAGATAGCTATCTGAATCTCCATAAGAAACTCTACTCCATCGAGGATTACCATCTTTATCAGAAAGATATTTTGCGATTCTTAATCCATCAAATGCTCCACCATCGTCAGAAGTATATCTTCCTTCAGTAGTGTTTTCAGATGTATCTAACTTCTTCAACCATTTGGTGATATCAGTAAATTTACCATCAACATAAACGGTATATTGTTTACCTTTCTTCTCACTATCTTTTAGGATTCCCATGCTTTTAGCTAATCTTTCTGCTTTAGTTGCAGTTTTTAAATCAAAGAAAGATAGTGCTGTTTTAAATTCTCTTAATTCTTTAAACTGTTTCATCTTCTTTTCTTTTCCTTACCTAATAAAGCAGCAATCTTCATAAGAGTTTCTTTATCTTTATCAGAAATTTTATCTAGCTGTCTTTGTTTGTTAATCTTTTCTAATGACTTAGCCCAATTTGCATCAGATTCTCCGATAACACTTTCATATTTAGGTGCTTTCTTTCTTTTACCAACTCTCATTTTATCGATAGTAACTTCTTCTATTTCTTCTTTAAACCCAGGTGCAGCAATCATATGTCCAATTGAAGCCCAGATTTCTTCCCTGGTCATTGTATCATTCCAACCTAAATCTTTTGGATATTTTTTAACTTCTTTACTTACTGCAGCCCAAATTTCATCTGCTAATTCAGTTGCTTTATTAATACCACCTACTATTCTACCTCTACCTACATTTCTTAAAACATC